TATCAATTATTTATGGATAAGCCAAATACAATAAATAATAGAGCAATATTTGATAATGATGATGAATTGAAAAAAGCAATAGACAAAGTTCGATATAGCACTCCTACTTATGTAAATTACGGACTTCCACAAGACCAAAAATTCTATAAAGAATTTATAGTTTCTGAGAAATTTGAATACGCCAAAGGTGGTGCTTTATCTCAACAAAACGAAATGAATAAAAAGGTTCTTTCGTTAATTCAGAAAGCAAAAATCGAATCAAAATTAGAATTCGGTCAACTTGTTGTATCGGCTCTTACTGATGCTAACGCTCACTCTGAAGTAAGGAAGTTTATTTCTATCATCGAGAATAAACCCGAATGGGCAGAAAAGCCAAATAGTGATTATATAAACTTGCCTTTTGAACAAATGATAGTTGAACGAAAAAAGACTGTTTATGGTTCTAAATATTATGATGCAAATGAAAAAATAAATGATTTGGGAATAAAAATTGCTAATATGTCTGGGTGGGAGTTTGAAACCATTTTAGATTCGTTAATTTTTTCTTCAAAAATGATAGGTCGTAACGATGTCGCTAAAGTTTTAGAAAAATTAAACACTGATGACGATAAACAAGACGCAACAAAAAACAAATGGGAATACACCGACAAGGATGAAATCGAATATGTAGTTGTTAAAGACAAAAACGGAAAAGAACTCAAGTTTGATGGTAAAAATGTTTTAAGTGGTGTTCATGACCTTTTAGAAAAAGGCGGTAAACTTACTGAAATCGGTAAATACTATTCAAAAAATGATGTCGTTTCGGTTGTCGTTAATGGCAAAAATATCTTGGATAAAAACACCGTTTCTGGAGTTTGGATTAAGAAAGATGCTAAACCCATGGCTGAAGATGTTGCTGACATGAAAATTGGGAAAACCACTTTGAAAAAAGGATTTAACGGATGGGTAGCAAAAACCATGGTTGACAACTTTAAAGGTTTTGACTGGGACATCACTACAATTAAGAATTCTCGTGGTGATTTGACTACCACTGCTCAAGGTGGAAAATCGGAAGATAAAGGTGGATACAAAATGTTTACTTTTATGGTATTCCAAGACCCTGCTATTCGATTGAAATCTTCTCGTCCTGCTCGTGTAACAGACAAAGTAGTTTCTGCTCAACACGAAGAAGCAATGAAAGATTTCAAAGAAAGAAAAGAAGAAATTGCTGAAATGGTTGACGAGATACAAGCCAAGAAAAAAAGTAATGATGGAGCAAAGATAACCTTCAATAAATTGGCTGATGGGGGATATGTTGTGAGCAAAGCAGATGAAGATGGATATGTTTACATTTTGGATGCGGATGGCAAAAAGGTTTCCGATAGTAAAATACCAAGTGATATTGGTTATGGCAAGGTGAAAAATAAATTCGTTGTTAAAAAAGCAAAATATGATACCGAATTAGGCAAAAACGATGCAAATCAAATTGTTGAGCGTATGAATAGCAAATACGCCAAAGGTGGTGCTATTGGATTCGATGCTCTTGCTAAAAAGGTTGCCAAAAACTACGAAGGCGATAAAGTGAAAAAAGAGTTTCAAGATGAGTATGGTAAAACCTACGATAAGCAAGAAGCAGAAGAGGTAGGAAAAAAGGTCGCTGGTAAAGTGTATCGTCAACAACAAGCCAAAGGCAAAATGGCAAAAGGCGGTAAAACCAACAATCGCAGTGAAAACAAAATGACCCAAATTTCAAGAAAAGCCAGTGAGATTCGTAAGGCAGACGAATCATGGAGAGATGCTTTTAATAGAGCAAAAGCAATGATTGGCTAAAAAAAATAAGTAAATTGCAAACTCAAAAATAGACAACATGAAAAAAATTCAAGATGTATTGGACGAAGTGGATTTGGATGTCAGTGAACTTCCAGAACCCACACAAAGAAGGATTCAAACCTACGCTTCTTTAGAAAAGCAGTTAATCGCTGCCAAATTGGAATTAGAAGCGTTGGATGAGCCTGATGCTGAAAAGCAACAAACCTATGAAGACGCTATCACGTACTTCAATGACTATGAAGCGGATGTTATCGAAAGCATTCAATCTTATGCAGTTCGTTTAAACAACGAATTGCAAGCGAAAGCCATGAAAGAAAGACGTGAGAGAGAACAAAAGGAAAAAGAAAACGAGAAGCGAATTCAAGCAAGAAAAGAAGCAGAGCAAAGAGAAAATGAAGCCAAAGCAAAAGCCAGAAAAGAACAAGAAATGAAAGTGCAAAAGGCTAAAGAAGATTTGGAAAAAGCAAATGCTAAAGCCCAAGAAGAAGCCTTGAAAGAAAAGGAAGAAGCCGAAGAAAGGGCGAGATTGGAAGAAGAAGCCAGAAAACCTAAAAAGAAATCTGGTGGCTTGGGCTGGTTGCTTGCTGGACTCGGCATTGTGGCAGCAGTCGTGACTCTCGGAGCAACAAAAGACAAGTAAACTATGAAGGTGCAACAACAAGAATTTTTGATAGACCCACAACCAGTGAGATTATTGGATGTTTTTGTTATTGCACCTTTTTTATTTTACACTGCTTACAAGTTTGATTTACCGAAGCCCATAAAAATGGGTCTTTATGTTTTGTCTGTGTCTACATTGGTGTACAATGGGTACAATTATTTGAAGAACTCATGAGTTACAAAATAACCCCATACACACTTGCTCAGGCAAAGAAACTTGGAGTAGTTGTTAAGCCATCAAAGGTTAACGGCAAGAAATTAGATGTTTTTAAAAATGTAAAAGGCGAAGTAGTAAAGGTAGCAACAATTGGTGCTTTAGGGTACAACGACTACCCAACATTTTTGCAATTAGAACGTCAGGGCAAATTCCCAGAAGGAACTGCGGAAAGACGGAGAAAAGCATATAAAATTAGACATCAAAAAGATAGAACCATCCGTAATAGTAATGGATGGTATGCTGATAAACTTTTATGGTAAAACATTATGAATATAACAAGAGAACAAATTGAAAAAGCAGTCAAAGGAAAAGGCTTTGCTTACTTTGAAAATGGTGACTACAATGTGAACATTGTAGGTGTAAGAAATGGGTCAACTGGTAAAAGAGTAACGAACCAATTTGATGATTGGATGACGGCTTCTTACAAAGTCAATGGTGAATGGAAATTTGCTATTTGGCCTTGCACAGTAGACAATGGTGATGGCAGTGCCAGATTGGTAGAAGGTCAGTATAGAGGTAGTTTTACAATCGGTAAACATCAGGGCAAATATGATGCTTTGAAACAATGTAAACCTCTAAAAGTGTATCGTGATTGGAATTTGAAAGATGGCACTTATGATGAGAGCAAGATTTACAACGATGTCGCTGGTTTGAACATTCACAAAGCAGGAGCAGATAGCGTAAACGTAAACAACTGGTCAGAAGGGTGTCAAGTATTCAAAAGGGAAAAAGAGTTTTTGGCTTTTATGGAAATCATTTTCAAAGCAGAAAAAATTCATGGTAAATTTTTCACCTACACTTTGATAAACTCTAACGATTTTGTGAAAACAAATAATTTAGATTAATATGGCGACCGTCAAGAAACCAACTGCACTCCCAGTTTCGTTTGAACAATTCAAAAAGAATCCAGTCGCAGCGGTAGCGTTTTGTATGCTCGCAGCGGTTAGTTACTTGTATTTGGATTTAAAGTCTGGCTATAAAGACCAGATACAAAATTTGAATATTAAATTAGAAAATTACGATGTTAAACTGGACAAAATGAACTACGCTCTTAAAAGGAGTGATTCTACACTTGCGTCAGCAATAACCGAATTGAGAATTATAACAACGGTAAAAAAATTATGAAAAAACAACTTATCATTTTAATTATAGGATTTATCATTTTGGATAATTCCATACCCCTACAAGCGATTCAACAACCTGCGGTAGACGAAGTAGAAATGATGCTAAAAAAGATTGAGGGCAATTTGAAAATGGCTTCTCAAGTAACGTCAGTCGCAAAATCTGCTGGTGACAAATTGGTATCAAATAAAGTACAAGAAAAAGCAGAATTGAAACAAGCGGTATCTGATGCACAAGCACAAGTTTCGGAATTAAAAAAACAAAATGAAACTTTTGCTACTCGCATGGTCGAAGCAGGAATTGATACTTCAGGGAATGTTGAAGACGTTAACTATTCAGGCCCAGTTTGGGATGATTATCAAGTATATTTGAAAAACGGAGGAACATCCGATTTTGAATATTTTAGACTTTATAGAAAATAAAATTATGAACTTAGACTCACTTTCCAGAAATAGTCGCTCAGTAGTAGCGTTTTTCATCATTCTTTGTGGATTTGGTATTTTATTCTCAATCATATTTTGGGACTTTCCATCTGACCAAAAAGATATTTATTACTCCATCGCTGGTGTAGTTGGCACGTTACTTTCATTAGTAGTATCTTATTATTTTGGGGCAAGTAAAACTGAATCAAATCATGAATCAAATACTTCAAATACTGATAAAGAGAATACAGAATCTTTGTAATCCAACGAATATCAAAAAATTGATTAATTTTGTCATTAATAAGAAATAACCATGAATAACAAAATGAATTTCGGAACTGCCATAGTTGGTTTAGCAATTACTTTGGGAACTATTTATGTAGTTGCCTATGTTGCTGGTAAAGGCTGGGGCAAAGGAGCAAAATAATGAAGAAGGTATTTGAGGAAATATTAAAAGCCTCAAAAGGTGAATATGGTGCTGGCGTATTGTATGCTGGTGCAGTAGGACTTGCACTTTCTGACATGATACCAACTCCTGCAAATGCTCTTTACTTCTACACCGAAAAAAAACTCCGTGATAAATGGAAGGCTGGGGAAATAACCCCAGAAAAATATTGGAAAAAAACTGCCATGGCATATTATGTAGGCAAGCCAATTTGGTGGATTCTGGTGTTAGGAGTTGTGTTTCATGTAGATGGTGACTTGACAAAAAAAGCCAAAATTGGACTAACGATGGTAGGTGTTGGTGCAATTATTGGAATAATTTATAAAAAATATTCTCAGGATATAAATGAGATAAAAACAGAAGTATTGGCAACTCAAGAACCAAAAATA